TCCAGGAAAAGCCGTAGCGCGTGATGCGAATGTCGTCGGCACTCATCGCGCTGGCCATGATCCGGGCGGTTCTTGCGACTCGCGCACGCGCGCACGCAAGTGGCCCTCAGCGATCATAATCTCGGCGTATTGCCGGCCGACGTCGGTCGAGTGCGTGAGGACGGCGTGGATTAACTTGCCGCGGGCTTTCTTGCGCGCTTTCGCGTTCTTCGCCTCAATGATATGCGCATCGGCGGCGAACCATAAAAGGCCGTACTGCGCGATGGCCAGGACGAGGGCACACTTGTCCTCGCGTAGCCCTCTGACCGACGCGAAGACGCGCTCGACGCACGCTTCCAGGTCGTCGATGAGCATGATTTTCTCGTTATCGTCGATCTCGTCAGGTTGCATGCGGGTTCTCCTGGTCGGGCAGCACGCCGATGGCGGCTCGTATTCTGGCGATAAACCGCGCGGGATCGTCGAGGCGGCCTTCCAGTACACGGTCGACGCGGCGCAGACGATCGAGGTAGTCGGCGGCCACGCTCACGGGGTCGTCGTCGCTAAGTGCAAGGTCGATTGGAGCCGCGAGGTCGGGCGGTGCGGGACAGGCATGCTTGCCGAATTTGATCGCAGCGATTTGCATGGCCACGCTTTCGAAGACCTCGCCGCACGGCGCGCACACGATCCTGGCGCGTGTCGGCTTCGCGGTCATTTCGGCGGTCCGATAATCTCGTAAAAGCGCGCCGTTAAGAGCTGAGCAAGGTCGGGGTAGACGCTCGCGCCATGGATGTCGATCTGACGCTTGAAGGGGTCAGCGTCGACGACCATCGTGACACCCCAAGCAATGTACCTCGCGCGTTTCCAGGCGATGTCGTCGGCACGATCATCTTTGGATTTCACTTCGACCGTGACGTCAGGTGGAATCGTCGGGTATTCCCAGTCCCAATTCGGCAGCGATGCATGGCGCGCAATCCAGTAAAAGCACACGTCCGGCACGAGTTGCTTACGCTCCGTCTCGCCCGGCAGGAGCGTCCACATATGGGTTTCCGAACTTGCCTCGCCTTTTCCATCGCTCCACGTATTAAGCACGTCGCCGAACGCCTGTTGGAGTTTACCGTGAATTACTAGCGGCAATTGCTTTTGCAAATATCGCCCGCGCACGAATTCCCAGGCTGGCTTGTCGCCCTCGCGATAGATGGCTTCGACGGGAATGGTTTCCATGCGATCATTGCTCCTCGCGTGGGAAGTGCGCGTCAAACCACGCGCGCATGAGGTCGACGAGGTCCGGGAAATGAGCGCCGCCGTGGATGTCAAGCCTTGGCGCGAATGGGTCAACTTCGACGACCCTCTTAACGCCCCAGGCGATGTAGCGATCGTGCTTAGCCGCGATGTCGTCCGCGCGGTCGTCTTCCGATTTTATCTCGACGGTCACGTCGGGCGGGATCGGCGGGTATTCCCAATCGCGCCCGGTGAGCGCGTCGTGCCGGGCATTCCAGTAAAAGCATACGTCGGGCACGAGCTGGGTTCGCTTGGGTTCACCCGGTAGCCACGTCGATACGTGCAGCTCGACCGCCGACTCGCCGCGACCGTCACCCCACGCGTCGAGAATGTTGGCGAATAGTTTTTGCAACCGCGAGTGCGTCCACGTTGGGCTCACTTTTTGCAGCCAACGGCCGCGCACGAATTCCCACGCAGGCTTATCGGACTCGCGATAGATCGTTTCCATGTGATCAATTACCCTCGCGTTTGCAGAATGCGGTAGGCACGCTAATTGCACCGAAGCCTTTGACGAAGACGTATAGCCGTTGGCTGCCCGCGTCGAAGCTCAGCACGTCGCCGTGCTTGCCGGCGTGCGTGCCGCTGATGACGTGAACCAGGGTTCCGACGGGCCAGGTTTGGTCGGTGCTTGACTGGGCGTCGCTCATGTCTCACGCTATTCCTTTGCACCGGGCAGAAACTTTTCTAGGGGTTCATAATTCTTGCTTATCGACGGCCAGAAGACAAGGGACAGAAGGGCCATCCTGGCAGGCAATCAGACGCCAGTGTCGTCGATATACAGCCGCAGCCCGGTGCCCTGCGTCTCGAGCGTGATCCGCTCGATGCTCGGACAATCGTAGGGCGAGACGCGATGACAGGCGCACACGGTGATCTCGCGCGCCCGCAGGCCGATCTTTTTGCCCGGTACGATCCGCGTCGTCGTGGCGTGGCCGCTGGCGGCCAGCGCGGCGCCCAGGTTGGCGGCTTCAAAGTCGCGGATCCCGCGCAGGTAGTTAATTGCCGCATCGAGCGCATCGAGGTACTGCGCGCCGTCACCGACCACGCGCAGGGCGGCCTCGAGGGCGTCCTCCACGAGCGCTGCGGCCGGCGGCGGAACGAGCGCTGCCGGATCGCTCGCGCGCACCGCGACGGCCCGCGGCGGCGGTTCGGTGAGCGCCGCTGGCGCCGGCGGCTCCGTGAGCTGCATCAGCGCGTTCCCGCACACGATGCTGCCGTCCCACTCCTCTTCTTTTTTCGCCCGTCTGCGCCGCACGTTTACTGGCTGCCTTTCCGATATTGTTCCGCCTCGATGACGATTGACCGCTTAACGAGCCTCATCATCAGCCCGGTCCCCACACCGAACGCAGCGCCTTATGTGCCGGGCGCAGCATATACCCTCGGCATGTTCCATGGGTTCTAGCTCACCAATGAGCGGAGGACCATCAGCAAAGCGCGTGACCGTCGCCGCAAAGACTTGCTGCGTCGTCGCCGTCAATTCGGTGACCATCACCAGTTCGCTGCGTCGCTCGGGCGTGGACCTTCATATTCCACCACACCGTCGGCATTGCGCGGCAGCGCGTCACCCTCTGCGTAGGTGATGCTCCGCGCCCAGACCATCGTTACGAAGACGATCGCCTTGGCTTTGTGACGGACGATGAAGTCTGGCAGAAACCGATCGAAGACCTCATCCTTCTGCGCGTCGGTCGAGTGAGTTAGCGCGATGATCTTGGTTTCCCAAGGCGTTTCGATCAAGAGCATCGGCAGCACGTCGCCGTCCGGTTCGAGGGTTTTAGCGATTGCGCGTACCGAGGTGAGCGCCGTTTGGAGTGCTGCTGTGGCGCTCATCGAGAGGCTGGCCGAAACAAGGCGCGCACGGCGATGTCAATCCCCAGGATGCGAACGCGCTCGGGCTCGACGAACCCGTTTATATACTTGAGCGAGGCTTCGTCGGGATAGACTTCGACCCACCGCTCGCGGATGTTTACCACGTACGTCGGCAGCCCGGCTTTGACGTAAATGGGCACCTTGCGCGCGCGGTCGTCCTCGTAGGTCGAATCGGACACCTCGATGACGGCGTGCGTATCGCGATAGGTCAAGCCGGGATCGTAGTATTGATCGGTGATGATCGCTATGTCCGGATGCGGTGCGTTTTTGCCGTACCAGTCGGGGATTGCCACGGGTGAACCGCAGCGAAGCGTTTTGCCGGCAGGTAAATGGGGACGAATGAGGTCGGCAAGACGTTGCACGGCATAGGCGTGTGGTTCATACTCGGGCGACACTTCGTAGACAAGTCCTTCGATCAGTTCGGTGCGGCCCGGGATGTCCGAGGCCATGTATTCGGCCACAGTCATTTCGTGGAGCTTACGGGTTTGAATTACAAGCATAGGTGCTTACTCCTTATTCATCTCGCGCCATTCGCGGAACATCATCAGCATGGCCGTTGTAGTGCGATCGTCAAGCTCAAGTTCGGGCCCGAGCTTTGTGTAGACGAATTCGTCGAATTCCGCCGCCGAGGCGCATTCGAGCAGGTAGAGCGCCTGTTCGCGCGCTAGGCTCGGTGAGAGGATCGCCCACTCATTGTTTATTTCGATCCGCACGACGCCCTTACGCGAGATGGCGCCGAATTGTGACTCGATCCGCAGGTGCGTGTCGTCGGTCTTTTCGCCGATCAGCTCGCGCGTGATTTTCACGAGCCCAATGAGCAGGTCGCGCGTCAGCGCGGCGATTACACGCAGGCGCTTAGGAATGTCTGACGCCACTTAGCATCGTCCTGCGGGGCGCGGTGCATCACTGCGCATAGTGGCCGCTTCCGTACAGCCAATCGATGGTGTCATCACTAGAAGCCTGGGGCTTAATAACGGCGGTAAAAAAGACCTCACCGGCGATGATGTTGAGCGCGAGTCGGCATGAAAGCTGCACGAGGACGTGGTCGATTTCTTCTTCGGTGAAGTCCGTTTGATACTGCACGGCCAGGACCATGGTGCCGTGCGGAATCGGGTGCGTCTTGAGGTTGCCGCCATAGCGCGCGGCGCGTGCCTCGAACACCTCGAATACCAGCCGGGTGATGTGATTGCGCCGCTGTTCCGTCACGGTGCGCTCCGCGCGCGCTTCTCCTTGCGGTCTTTCCCCAAGTCGACATCACTGAGCGAGTGAAACTTGCCTTGTAACCGAGCGCTGCTGGCCCGAATTGCGGCGATAACGTCGGCCACCTCGTGCGCCTTGAGCATCTCGATGGCCGTGAGTCGCTCCGCCTTGAGGACGGCGCGCGACGGCGCGGCACCGTGCGCATCGACGTACTCCGTGGTAAACGCCGCGATGACGTAATCGGCGCCGCGGTAATTCTGCGTTGTCCGGCCGTGCATGCAGCGATCGGAGCAGAACATCGGTTCGCGGCCGCGCGTCAGCGCCGAAAGCGCCCGCCGGTAGGGAATGGGCTCTTTGCACGCCACGCAGGGGACGTCCGAGAGCACGGTCGTCTCCATATTGACCACGACGGTTGCTGCGGCGTCAAAGACAGGTGGGCTACTGATGATTTGATCCTCCATGAGTGTTCACAGTTAAAGTATAACACACCCGCCGCCGGTCGCCTGCCTAAGTTAAGTTAAACATTTTGCATCAGATTAGAACGGGATTTCGTCGTCCCACGTCTCTTCGTCGAACTGGGCTTGCCCCGAGCGTGCGCCGCTCCCAAACCCGCCGCCGCTTGCCGCCGCCGGTCGCTCGTTGCGCTCGCTGCTCCCGTTGCCGTTGCCGTTGCCGTTGCTGTCGCGCCGCGAGTCGAGCATCTGCATCGTGTCGATCACGACCTCGGTCGCCTTGCGCTTATTGCCGTCCTTATCGTCGTAGCTGCGGATGACGAGCCGCCCCTCGACCAACACGGACATGCCCTTTTTGAGATACGTGTTGCACGTCTCGGCGAGTTTGTAATTGCCGTTATCCCAGGCGACGATGTCGACGAACGTGGTCTCGTCGCTGTTCTTGGTCTTGCGATTCACCGCCAGGGCGAATTTCGTGACCGCGGCGCCGGACTGCACGTATCGAATTTCGGGGTCTCGGGTTAAGTTACCGACGAGTATAACGCGATTATAGCTGCCAGCCATTTAAGTGTGTTTCACTTTCTGCGCAAAGAGGAGGCGCGGCGTCGATTTCGCTTCGACGCCGCGCCTGGGCACTGATACCAGAGCGAGCCAGGGCGCGCGGGTGCGAATGTAAACACTATAGCACTATACCCGCCACAAGTCAACAAAAGAAAGGGCCCGCGATGGCGTCGCTCATGCAAAAGGCCGCGCAGCGGCTTACCGCCTTCGTCGCTGGCCCAACGTGCGAACCGCGGAAGGGCACGGCGCCAATCTCGAATCCGCGCCGGGTCGACAACCTCACCGACGGCGTGCTCGAGCGCGAGCGCGTGCTGTCCGTGTCGCCCAAGCTGCTGCGCACGATTGCCGAGAAGGACGACGTCATCGTCGCGATCCGGCGCACCCTGCGCTTCGCGATCGGCGAACTGCCCTGGAAACTCGTGCCCGACCTCGAGGCGATCAAAGCGGACATCAAGCAGTGGCAGACCATCGTCGAATTGAATCTCGCGATGCCCGGCATGGACATTCCGTTTGCCCCGCAGGCGATGACGATGGCGTTTTTTACCAAGGCCTCCGGCGCGCTGCGCGACGTCATCCGCGACGAGCACGAGCAAGCCACGGATGCCGGCGAGGACGACTCGCTGGAAAACAACAGCCGCCTGCGCACCTTCTTCGAGAATGTCTTGCGCATTCATAACGTGGTGGCCGAGCGGCATGCCGGGATCGCGCGCGAAGTGTTTGAAATCCCCGAACCCAGCAATCCCAATTCGAGCTGGCGCGCACTCTCGGATCGACTCGTCGACGACCTGACCTTATTCGACGCCGGCGCCTTCGTCAAAAACCCGCGGCTGGACGGGCGCGGGCTGGGCGAAACGTACACCCTGCCCGGTGAGGAGGTCCGACTCTACCGCTGCAAGGATCGCTCGACGCCGATCCCGCCGGCGATCGCGTACGATCAGAACGCAAACGACCAAATCATCGCCATATACAATAGCCTCGAATTAGGCTATCTGGCCGCCAATCCGCAACAGGACGGCTACGGCAAATCGCCCATCGAGGCGGTGCTCGATCTTATGATGATGTCGCTCTATGGCGACGCGTACACGATGGACTTCTTTTCCAATAACAACGCGCCGCGCGGCGTCTTCGACCTGGGCCCCAATATCGACCAAGGCGAACGCGATGCGATCGAAACGCGCTGGAATAATCTTGTGCGGGCGGGTATTCGGCGCATTATGTTCGTGAGCAATGCCGATGGCGTCAAAGGGTTCATTCCGATCCCGAGCGACACCAACAAAGACTCGGAAATTAGCGAGCTGCAAAAATCCTGGGCGCAGCGCAAGTGCGCGGTGTTCGGGCTATCGCCCGGGGACATCGGCCTCAACCAAGACTTGCACCGCAGCACGGCCGAGACATCACACGACACCGCGCAAAGCCGGGGCGTCAACAGCTTTGCGAAGATCATCGAGGGGGGCATTAACCTCAACATCGTGCGCGGCATGATGTGGGTGCGCGAGAACCCCGACGACCCAACCGATACACGCGGCAGCGCGGTGCCGATCTTCCCCTTTCGCGACGTGCGCTTCCAGTACGACTACACCGACCCGACGGCTGAAGACGAGGACGCCGATCCGCAAACCAAACTGCTCACCGCAGGCATTTTGTCGATCAATGAAGTGCGTAAAAAACGCGGCGAGCCGCCCATACCTGGCGGGGACATCCACACCGTGACCAATGGCGGCTCCGGGCTGATGAAGGTCGCTGACCTCAAGCACCTCCCCCCGCCGCAAGCCGCACCGGATCCGAACGCCGCTCCGCCCGGCGACCCCAACGCCCCACCCGGTGCGCCTCCACCTCCGGGTGGGGCGGCCAAACTGCCACCAGGAGCGCCCCCGCAGGGCAACGGCCCGAAGCCTCCGGCTATCCCTGGCGGCGGCCCGAAGCCCCCATCGCTTCCGCCCGCCGCGGACGATAAGAAACTCGAGAAACTCGCCAAATCACTGCACGCGCTCGTGGTGAGCAAGGAGTAAGATTGTGCCAGATACATGGGTTGTTACCCCAACCTCGGTCACCAAAAACGGCGCGGCAATCACGGGATATACAGCGCATGCGCTCTCGATTCGGCATAACACGGAGGGCTCGTCGCCGTTCTCCGAGCAGGTGCTCGTGGTGCGGATCATCGACCCGGCCAGCGAGGCCGCACGGGAAGCCCCCCTAACCCCGCTCTCGACCGCCAATCAAGCCATTGTGCTGGCCGAGTATGCGTACCGGCCGGCGTTCACCGAGTGGCGATCGAAGCCCGGCGATACGATAACGTTTTCCGGGTCGGTCACCGCGGGTAGCGGATCGCAAGGTATGCAGCCGGGCGGCGCTCTGGCCGGAAGCTCGCTGCTCTAAGGACAGGCCGCGCTCGCCGAAGGCCGGTCCCCCAGGACGGTCGACGGCCGAAGATGCGCCTGTGCGCGACCTCGCGAGGCGGTCCACGACCCGCTTCGCGAGCGCGTGCAAAGTTACCACCGGAAGGGGCCCGCAGTGTTGTTTGCGCTTTTGGAAATCGAATACTCGTTGGCTCAGGCCGCCATCGGCGCCGGAGCATCACCCCGATCGGTGCTGCGCGAACTTCAGGATCATTGGAACCTCCCGCGTGCCGATCCGTACTTCGCCAAGGCGCGCGACGATGACGAACCAACGATGCCGGGCGACCACCCGATCACCGAAATCGGACGTCAGGAGAAAGCCTTCTTCATGGCGCTCACCCGCGACCAGCAGGACGCGTATCGGGCGGTCGCCGCCATGGTGAATGATCTGTACCGCAAGGGCAAGGGATGGGCCGGCGTCGACCCATTCTCGGCCGAGCTGAGCGAGCCAATCGACGAATGGAAGCGGCGCGCGTTCTTGGCTCTTGCGACGCAGCCCATGGCCGCGTACATGCTTGGTCAGACATTAACGCAAGAGGCACTGAAAGCCGGCATTGCACGGCCGCTGTATCCGACCGATCGCGAAGCCATTGCGTTCCTCGAGCACTACACGTTTAACGAAATCGGCACGGCGTTCGATCGGTTCAAAGGCGAACTGCGCGCCAAGCTCATCGAGGGCATGCAGCAGGGATCAAGTCCCGAAGAAGTCGCACGCGATCTTGCCAAGACGTTTGCCGATAACAAAAGCGACTTTGCTCTTTTAACGATAACAGAGAACACTCGGGCCGAAAGCCAAGGGCGCCTGCAAGAGTTAAAAGACTCTGGCTATGAGTACGCGATCGGGTCGAGCGCGCACGACTCGCGCACGTGTGACAGTTGCCTTGAATTGATCGATGGCAAAGTCGTGAAGGTATCCGACACGGTTGGCCGCAGCAACTTCGGCCGCAAGCGCGCGGAGTGGTTGCCTGTAATCCCCTGCCATCCAAGATGCCGTTGCCTCTGGCTCCCATACTTTCCAGAGACGGCAACCATCGTACGCGACGCAACGAAGCAGGCAGCAGCGGAAGCCGCAGCAGCGAAAACGCGCTAGCCTGCATTTTCAAGCGTTTCGCGAGTGCCGAAAGCCTTCTCTCTTGGGGTATTCGGATTTCGTTGTTGGTAAGCGACGTTTGTCGCACTTGCGTTCATAGGTTCACAAATCGGATTCTGTTGTTGAAAGCGTCGATATGAAATTCTTCTTCGATACCGAGTTCATCGAGCGTGGCCCAGCGTTCCCGATCACGATGCTGTCCATTGGCATCGTTGGCGAGGACGGGAGCGAATACTACGCGATCAACGCCGACGCCGACCATAGCGCGGCGAACGATTGGGTGAAAGCAAATGTCTTGCCGCACCTCGGAGATAGCCCGCCAAAGCCTCTGGCACTGATCGGCCGTGAGATTGAGGACTTCATTCACGATGGCTGCGGCAAGGAGCCATACGCCGGTGAAAAGCCGGAGTTCTGGGCGTATTACTGCTCCTATGATTGGGTTGTTCTTTGCCAATCGTTCGGGACGATGATGGACTTGCCCGATAGTTGGCCCAAGTATTGCAACGATCTTAAAGTCGAGCTTGAGCGAAACGACAACCCAAAACTTCCCAAGCAGACCTCGCAAGAACACAACGCTCTCGATGACGCGCGATGGACGAAAAACGGATACTTCTGGCTCCATCGATCATCCGATCTGTTAGGTATTCCACCAAAAACTGCGGTGTAGGAACGTGGGCCGGTTTCAACACGGAACGCGAAACGGCAACTTTGTCGGGAAACGTGCAGGACCCACAACAGAATCCGAATGCCCCTCTCTTGGAAGCCTAGCGAGGTGAAAGATGACAACGACAGCCGACCTCTTCGCGCGTGTATCGCCTGAGCGGCCAAAAAGCGCGCACGACATCTTGCGCAAGGTCGCAAGCGCCGCCGTCGCGCCGGCGGTGCCGCACGACAAAATCGAGGGCAGCTTCGAGCACTTCATCGACAAAGTGGGCGAGCCGGTCAAAGGGGCCATCCCGCATAGCGACGGCGAGAAAACCAAACACTACGCGCACGTCAAGGCGACCTTCGGCGATCACGCGATCGTCGGGTGCAATGACTGCGCGAAGACCTGGCACGTGCCGTTCGGGATCGGCAGCGACGACAAGGTCATCACCGGCGAGCCGGCCGAGCGCGAAGAGGCGTATGTCGCTCCGGGTGCGCTCGATGGCGGCAGCGCCACTGAAGGGGACAGCGATGACGCCTAGCGTGATCCTGCATATCGTCGAAGCGGGGATCGTTATACTGCTGCTCGTGCAATGCTACATCTTCTTCGAGACGCGCGCACACGTTCAGCACCTCGCTAAAACATCCCAACGGGTCGACGCCGTTGAGGTGACGGCGGTCAATCTGCAGCAGCAGGTTCACGAACAGCGTCAGGCGGTCAGCGCGTTGCTTGATCGTCCGCCGCCGGGCCCACAGCGATCCGATCACTCGTCACGCACCACAAGCGGGGCGCAGCCGCCTATGCGCGGTGCACCGACGCCGGGTCCCATTTACGATCCGAAGGCGAAGTGACGTGACTTGGGCACCTTCGCTGCCCCAAGATGCGGAAATCGCGATTTCTATCGCCACCGGAGTCGTCATCTTCGCCATACAGTCCATCACGTTATGGCGCGCGATAACCGACCGCAAAATCGCACGGCGGACGCAAAAAATCGTCAACGTCCTGTCCGAACAGGGCGTGGCCGTCGCGAAAGAGATCGCGGAGATTCATCACAGCTTGGGACGGATTCAGACGATCATCGGGCGCACGGCGCACGGGCGCCGGGCTTCGGATAGTCTCCCGCTCCAAGGCGGACGACGAGGCGACGATCCACCACCGCTGCGCGGGCCGCCGACGGTGGCACCAGACTACGATCCGCGAGCTCGCTGAGGTTTTTTCAAACATGACTACGATCGCGGATGTTTTGGCTAAAGTCGAGACGTGGGAACAAGACGAGTCAACGAGCGGGCACGCACTGGCCGGACTGGGCGACTTTTCGGGCGGCTTGCGTTCGCGCACGATCGAGAAGCGTGTGCTGCGTGACGCGCTCGCGAGCTTTCAAAAAGCAACCGCGAAACGCAGCATCCTGGCCGCAACGCTCGACAGTTTCACGAAGGCACATCAGTGGTGGCTGCGACAGCCGAGCGACAAGTGCAACCGCTGGACAAGGGGCCTGGTTTCGGGCGCCTACAGCCCGCTCTCGAAGCTACAGGACGGCGATGATGTTCCGCCGATTGAGCC